TTAAGTTGCCGACCGACTCATTTGCGCCAATCTCAATACCGGCTTCGGCGGCTAAGTCAGCAAGCGTCTGCTGCATTTCTGAAGACAGGTCAGAAACACGAGACATAAAATCGACAACACCGGATAAACTTTCGGCGGGGAGGCGCGCTTCGTAGCTACGCCCACCGCGTGCAAACTGTGTTGCTTGATTTCCGCCTTCTGTTGAGAAGTAGATGCCAGCAGTTTCTCTGGGGCTTGTAGAAGTTGGGTCGTTGGCGCGGCCCGTGAATGCGAGATCTAACTTACCGCCTTCAAGAGCTGGGCCGCCGTGGCGGAGAGTAACGACAGAAGAGGAGCTGTCTTTGCCTCGTATTGTATCCCACACAGAACGAAGTCTGCCTTGTTCAAGCGCAGAGGACTGTGCTGCGGGCTGGCCTCCCTGTATCCGCAAGTTATCGGCCTCAAACAGAGCAGCAGCGTCTACTGGCTCTCCGGTTTCGCGGGCAATGCGGACGGCTCGGGCGGTGTATCGGCTTGCAGTTAAGAGGGCAAAGGCGTCGGACTTATCTGCGTCGTATCGACCAGTAGCCTTGATCTGCTCTGCTACTAAAGAGCGAATAGCCGCTGCGTCATCCGCAAGCTTGTCAAGAACAGGCTTAGTAAGTTCTGGGCCTAGCAGCTTGTCAACTTCCTCTTTTAGAAAGTCTTCAATACGTACACCTTCTTCGACGGCTCTCTCCGCCTCATCTGGTGTTAGAGCGCCTTCTTCAAAAGTGGTGTGGCGGATCAAAGAGTCAAAACCGTCTTTACCTAGAATATGGCGTATAAACGTCTCAGCGCCTATCTGGACATCTTGACCTTCGGCTGCTGCAAGCCTTACTTCTTCCTGCGTAAGGCCCAGCGTGTCTATTGCGTCTCCATCCTGATTAAATATTAATAAGTTTTCGGCACTAATATAGACGTCTGGGGTTCCCTCAGCAGCCATTCTATCGGCTAGGATGCTGGCTGCGGTGTCTAATTTTTCAATGGGGATACCTGAGACAATGCCCGACAACTCCTCGTTACCGCGCAACCACTCTTTAAGTCTTTTATCGTCGGCACGTTTAAGAACATCCGCATGTCCAGCAACAGTTAGCTGTAGACTTGTCATAAGCGGGCCGCTGCCTAAAATACCTTCAAGAAGCGCCTCTTGGAAATCGTAATTTCCAGTAGCAAGCCGTCCTGCGTACAGTTCGCCGAGGGATTCTCCCAAAGTATTTACTCCGGTAGCCCTAGAAACATTCAAGGTCATAGACCGCGTAGGCTTTAGGGCAGCCGCAACTTTTATTCCCGTGAGGCTTGCAACGCTAATCGTAGCAGCGCGAACGCCTAGAAAGCGCTTCATTTCTTGGTTGGCAACGACAGAGGCGTCTGTCTCGTTTCGAGCAAATTCAGCTCTACCCGAAATTGTTCTAAGATCGATCTTTCCATCGGTTATGTCTAAGATAGATTTATAAAGCTTAGGGTCATTAATGTTTGCTAATTCTCGCAGCGCACCATGCGCCGTCATTAGAGAGAGCCCAACGGTGGGGGCACCTAGCGACGTTGCAACTAACCCAGCAGCTATGCCGGGGAAACTCTCCGCACTTGTAATCGTCGCCCACTTCGCCGTGGCGACTGGATTTGCAGCTAAATAGGCAAGCGTCTCTCCTTGATCAAAAAACCCATCTCCTTTAGGCATACCGTCAATCAGAGCCTGCACGTCTGAAGGGTACTTGTAGTCTTTACCCGCTTTAATTATAGCTTTGGTGGAGATGTCAAACACCCGCACAGCTTCGGCTCTAAGCGCAGCGGCGTCTTCTGGGTCAGTAACGGACGCAGCTATTGCGGCGGCGGCACCGGCTCCCGTTTTGCCTACAACCTCAACGGGAAAAGCGAGCGGTTTAGCCACACCGAGTATTCCTAAATTTAAGCTCCAATTCTCAAATGCATCAACAAACGCCTCGCCCGGCTTACCGGCAAACTTCGCTCGGCTTGCAGCACTGCGTCTTTGAGCTTCGCCTACAACGCCCCAAAAAGTTTGAATAGAAGATTTGACTGGGGCTTCAATTACCGCATCTACAAAAGATACGTCTCGACGGCGCGCAGCCAGAGCCTCTGCTGTACGGTCTTCAGGAGACATCATTATACGAAGGTACGTCGCTATCGAGCCCTCAGCAGAGAACATCAGTGGGATATCCCCACGCAAAATGGCCGCCTCTTCGGCGCTTTGCGCTAAACGCTCTCTAGTCGCGCTTTCAAGGGCCAAAGCTTTACGCAGCCCCGGGGTTCCTATAATAGATTTGAGTTGGTCGTCGGAATAACCTGATAAAACTTCTTTGCTAAGGCCGGAGTACGTCTTGATTGCGATCTTTTCGATGGCCGCACGATTGCTGTTTATATCTGAAGTTAGGTCGAAGTTTTGGAGAACAGCTTCCGATAGTGGGTTTATCGTCAAACCTCGGTCAGCGGCTTCGGTATTGGGAAGTGCGCCACCCATAAAATTCCATTGGCGCTCGGGAGCAACCACTGGCTCTTGCCCAGCCTTGTATGGCGCGACGCGACTAGGATCTAAGGGAGGGGGAGCTGGGGCTTCGGGAATGGGTTTAGACGGGAAAACAATTCTAGGCTTTGGAGCCGCAACATCTGGCGCAACATCTGGCGCAACAGATGGCTCAGACGGAAAATTATAGACGGCCATCTATTGTTGCCCCCACGCCTTGAGAAAGTCGGCCTTGGTTTTGGTGGACATGCTAGCGTACCAACCCAACACAGCGGCCACATCAGTTGCATTGTAAGAGATATTGGGAGTTGTCTTGCGAGTTTGTTCGATAAGAAAGTCTAGGAGGGAAGCAGGGACGCCTGCGTCTGCGGCGTCGCTATACGCCGTCTCCTGTTTCTGCAGCTCGGCGCGTGCATCAGGCAGAGTGTCTACATCCAAATACTTGGCAAGAGTAGTCAAGTTGATAGGGCCTTCCATGTCGTCGAACGCCTGCTTCATAACCTGCTCCGTTTTACCGAATACAACTGCCAAGAACCGGCGGTTCTTGCGACCGGGTTGTAGTTCTGCAGTGAACTCGTCGAAGTCTGGCTCTGTTTCTGCAACAGTTAACGCACCACGAATAGTGTATTTGTCGGCCATCATAAAATTATCTGTAATTGCTACTCGAATTAAAACACCGGAGACAGCTTTCTCGATATCCTTCATATCGGGAGCTTTGCCTTGCTCCGCTGCTCGCTGCTGCACGTCTAAAATAGCGGCCTTCATAGTTTCATTATATTTATTAAGACTACTTCTTTGATTACTCGGTACACCGATACGGTTAAGTACGCTACCTACGGTTACAGGGTTTTTGCCAGCCAGCTTCTCTAGGCTTTTCTCTACCCTATCTTGGATTAGTTCTAAGTCGTTGTAATCAACTCTATCGAGAAATTGCTTAAACTTACCGGATTTCATTGCCGCGACAAACTGAGCGGGGTGGCTTATAGCCAACCCGGATAATGTGCGCTCAATCCCATCAAACGAGACGGCAGCGCCTTTCTCTACCTCTACCCACTTTTTATCGGCTATGGACTCCCCTTGTGCCTCACTAACTTTCTTCACATTAGATGGTAAAAGTAGCCGGGGATATGCGGCAAAAAACTCCTTTAGTTGCACGACGTTTTCCGGTGCCATAGGGTTTTGATCTTTACGAATCATATCGACGTAGAGGGAAGCCTGCGCGTTGACAAGATCAGTGCGGGCTTGCGACCTATTACCCGCATACGCGGTAAATTCTTGATTGAGGTCTTGCTGCTTCTGTGGGTCATTGGGGTAAGCCGCATAAACAGAGGCCCGGATTGCGGAGACCGACGGCTCGTTTCCGTCTACCGTAAGTTTGCGGACAATATCGGTAAGCTGGACACGCGCCTCAACACGTCCTCGCAAAGGTGCAACTCGGGCCTCGGCGGCTGTCCTGTCAGCCGTGTCTTTTCCAAAATCAGGATTATCTGCTAAGAAGGCAATGGCTTCGGCTTCTTTCCCATCAGCAAGAAGTTTGCTGATTGCTTGGGATACACCCTTCCCCTCATACGCCCTAATACTATTTTCAAGAATTAATCTCTTATCCTTTTTAGCAGGGTCGTCGCCGTTGTAGTTTATAAGGGCCGGATCAATGCCAGCGGCTTCGGCCTCTAAATTGAGTACAGTGCTTTCAGAAGCGCTTCTAAAAGCCTTAACGCCTTCCGCCGTTAAATTAGCTACAAGAGTTTGGGTGGCAGTACCAATACGAGCTGCTGATACTTGCTTAGTTACCGTGTTCTTACCAGCGGTGAACGCTGCGACAGAGGCTGCAGAGAACTGGCTCTGAGATACTGTAGAGAAATTGTCTGCGGCAGTGTTACTAGAAGGAAGCTGAAAATTATATTTAGCCCGCACATCTGCTACAAAAGCATTAAATTCAGTCGGTGCTGTAGCAGCGGCGTCTTGTTGCGCCTGCCCGACAAGAGACTTTATGCGAGCGTTTTCGCTAAGCTGATACGCTTTGACTTCAGTCTCAAATTTAGTTAGGTCTCTCGTGTCGTCTTCCTCAACATCTTTTATAACCGCTGTGCTGAGAGCATCGGCCCCTTTAGCGAGCTGACCCAAGGTGCGCGCTTGAGCAGCGCCAAACACGTCCTTGTCGGGGTTAAGATTTTGAAATGGCGTCGGAGTGAACTGAGACTGTACAGACCCTATTGCTTGTCCACGCAATGCTGGTGTTGGTATTCTAGCCATTATTAAATATCCATAATCGACATCTGTTTCCAAATCATCTTAGCCATGAGAATAAGCGCTGCGCCGCAAGCGCTGATAAGGATCATCTCCAATCGCTTGATGCGCTCAATCTTGGGTACGCTGTACTGCCTCCGCCGCCCCACCACCCAGCCGTTTTGCCTGCGCCGTATACTTTACCTGCGCCGCCTAATAGAGATCCCACAGCACTCATGCCGGGGCTTTGCTGGGACGCTTTGAGAGACTGCAAACCAGCTTCAGCTTGGAAGTTTACGCCCTGCACTTTTGCTGCTTGAACTTGCTGCGCGTAGCGATCTCGCAGTTTTAAAATGTCGTACTCACCTTCACCAGCAAGGTCTATCTGCAGGCCCGTAGCTGTAACTCCGAGATCGTCATCTACTAGTAAGCCATTAGCCGCTAGGCGCGCTCTGGCTGCACCCCTAGTAGCTTTGAGACGCTCGCGTTGCTCGTCTTCGGCAATATCACCGTACTGCTGAAGTCGTTGTGCATTCTGCTGCGCGACGATGGCGTTATTGTTTGCCACTTGCGCTTGGTAGTCTGCCTGCGCTTGGGCGGCAGACGATTGTTGCATAGCACTTACAGCACTAAACGCCACCGACGCTACTTTTCCTATTGCGGTCAACGTCGCTGCACTAATACACATTAAGCTGCCCTCATCATATGAAGTGTACCTGACTTAGTGTAGCCCATGCGGTCAAGGATGCGGCCTAGTGTGGCATTCTCAATTCCCGCAAAAACAGAGATAACAATCTCATCAGCGCGGGGCGCGGCCCACTCTTTAAAAGATTTTAATAAACGAACACCTTGTCCTCCCGAACGATGCTCAGGCAGGACATATAAGATAATGTCGCGAGCTACCTGTACGTCAGTCCACAAGTCAGTAGATACCTCGCCAAGGAATACCCCAATTAATTTATCGTTGAGAACAACACCTTTAGTGTAAACAGACGTATTTAAGATTAAATCGCACAAGATATACTCTGTGCGCTCTTCGTGCAGAGCATAATCTTTGTACACGCTTTCCACATGCATGGAACGAGCGATATGCAGTAGCTGAGGTACGTCGGCTTGGGTCAAATCTCGGATCATCAGTTACCCCCAATCAACACGTCCGGCACCAAAGCTAGGAGGTTCATCGGCAAAGGATCTCGCTGTTGCACGATAACGTATCCGTCTTTATTCCAGCTTGGTGACATCGTAACGCCTTTGTCTCCAGTGACCCACTCGGGAGGTTGGCCGTATTGAGCCGAAAGGCCGTATTTTATTTCGCGCATGTGGTCCCGGTCGGGTCCGTACCATCCGCCTAGTGTAGTCGCAAACCTCAAACTAAGGCGACTAATTTTCTTGTCTCTGCCTTGTATGGTGTCGCCGACGTTGCCGTTGTCTATGCGAAGAGACTGGATCTCCGACGTGTAGGGTAGACCGATATGCACCCTGCTCGCGGCGCTAGGAAGCGTCACAGAGCCATTTGCTATAGTAAGGTCGCGTATGACATAGCCGTTAGCTAGAGCGACCACTGTCTGGCCTTCTAGGTGCCATAAGCCGCCTAGTGTGGTCACAGCTTCACGAACTTCACCGCTTGAGCTGTAAACCTTGAAGGCAGTGCTGTTGACGTTAACGCCGTTGTTCTGAAGTTGGAATGTGTGGGTCGTAGCCCCAGCTACAGTATAGCCGGTTCCCTCAAGCTCAGTGTCGTATGACCACCCACGAGTAGCAGCGCTGTCAACGACCTTAATACCCGTTATGTCAACGACATCTCCGTTGCTAAACCCGTGAGAAGTTGCGGTAACGACAACCGGATTTGCATTGGTAAAACCCGTAATTGTTACCGGGCTGTCTAGCGTCAAACCGCTGTCCACAAAATAACTGTCTTGCACATCCGATATGTCGCGGCTCCGCATACGCTCAATGTATTTGACAGTAGCACCACCGATGATGCGGTCTACGACGTAGTACGTGAAGTCGTCGTCCCCTTCCCGAATAGCGGCAGCAGATTTAAAGTCGCCCTTAGTAGTATGGCGATGCCATCCAAATACGTTTTGTTCTCGAGAGTACGTCATGCCAAGGAGCACGCCGTCATCCCGCACACACCAGATTATGCTGTGTGGTGCCTGAGCGTATGTCCAATCTACAATGGTGTCGTTGTCGAACAAGTGGCGGGCCAACACCGACAGATCGTTACCGGCGTAGCTGTCGCTCTCAAACTTATATCCAAGATCGCGGACGGACTGACCCGGTTGCATATAGATGACGATGTCGCCAGCTACGATGGGGGGTAGACTTGTAGAGCCGTAGTATGACTGCGGCTTAATCTGAATACCGGCAGGGGTAATAACGCCGTCTACGCCCTGAACCAACCACTCACCACCCGACGTCAAGATTACAAGATCGGACAGAGAAACGTAGTGGCGTATCTCATTGACCTGCCTACTCGCGAGGGTCACCGTTATTGCGTCGTCGTCTCGCGCTGGGCTGGAGACGGCGAGATTAGTAAAATGCGCTGTCTGCGTCATCCACACACGCTGTGTGTAGCTGTCGCTGTTACCGAAAAGTTTGCGCTGCTCGTGATAACCTGCCGTAGACGGAAAATTACCGGTCCCCACAAAAGGGTTTCGTGTACGAGGAGGGGTGTCGCTTACCTCTGGGCCAATGTTTATGTCAGTAAAATCAGTCAACTCAGTGCGGCCAATAAAACCAAAGAGGCCGTTCTTCTCCCGGTATACGGTGTAGCTCTCCGCATTAGCTGCTGCGGTCCACGCTACCGTATTATCTGGCTCGAGGTGACTGTTTGTGATCTTGATAAACATCGGGAACACGCTGCCCCCAGACGAGTAAGTTGTGTAATTCGTCGTATTGACTTGCGCTCCGGCGTTGTCAGTAAGCTCAAAAGTAGTACTACCCTTGTTGGAAACTTTAAAAACTTGGCCGTTAGCCTCGGTCATCCCCACTACGCCGCTGATATACACGTCGTCGCCATTTAAAAGCCCGTGCGATCCCGAAGTCGTAACCACACCCGGATCTGCTTTTGTTATGGCAGTAATACCGCTACCTACTGCCGGGGCGGTGCCGCGAAGGCTTTCTTCCCCGCTGTCAAGATTGGTTGCGGTCACAACGTAGCGGTATGTCGTCGAACCAGTGGTGTTTACCGTGACCCCTAACCCTGTAGGAAAGGCTTGCTTTGGTTGAAAATCTATCTCCGTAATTGTCCAAGCATCGTGACCTGTGCGGGCAATATCTCGGGGAGCGTAGTCTGGGTGCGTAACGGTTAACACGTCCGCTGATTGGACATACTGCAGATCAAAGATGTCGGCGGCGGTGTAGGGCGTGGTCAACTCGAAGACCTTCTGCGCGGTTCCTGCAGATCCGTAAGTTGTAAACGCAGTGCTATTTATGTTTGCTCCTGCGTAATCAGTTAGGGCGAAGGTGTTCGTCGTGACACTAGCGGCGCGTAGAAACCTACCGTTAAGCTCTGTCATGCCAACTACGCCAGTGATAAACACGTCGTCACCGTTGCTAAATCCGTGGCTGCTTGACGTGACTACCGCAGGGTTTGCCTTAGTTACCGCACTAATGGTTTTTGCGCTTCCAGTCAGAACCTGACCGCCGTCTTTATAGACACGCATGTACAGGTTACCGAACTCTAGAATGTAGGTCTGAGTAGTGTTGAACTCAAACGGTATTAAACGAACGGCAGTAGATGGTGTCTTAGCTGGGGAAACGTACTCCAAACCGGGTCGGTTAGTCAGACCCCCATGTACTTGCACAAAGAAATTTTCAGCCTTGTAAACAGAGGATTTATATTTGTCGATATCAACACGAGCCGCAATAGCATCGCTGACCTCACCCCCTGACAAATTTGCCTGAATAACTTTTGTCATTAAACCCTAGCCCTAATCCAATCTGCGTCCGGTATTGCGGGCTCAATACCTTCATTAGAGTCACTAGCCCATGCGCTGTTAATCACGGCTTGCGCTTGCTGAAACAAGAAATCAGCAATACCGTTGTCGCCTGTCAGCGGCATAGCCATGCGCGCACCAAGGACATAGGAAAACGCCATAACAAACTCTGGGTCGTAGTCTGCGGTATCTTCAGCTCGGAAGGTGTAAAATATTTGTGGGGTTTCTTCGTTACTTAACATGACGCGAGTGTTGTCCGCATTGCGGGCAACCTCAAACTTAATCTTTGGCTGGTCGTCACCTAATGGGTTTACGATGCCGAGCAGCTTAATGCAGTCCGTAGGGTAGGTGTACATGTACGTCCAGTTACCGGGCACCGTACCGGCCAAAGCGGCTGGTGACGTATACTTTGTGGCGAACACCCACGGATGTTGACGTAGTAAAGCATCCCGCGTGTCGTCATAAAGCAGGTTGACCTGCTCCGCTTCTGGCGTTGCCTCGGTGATGTCGCTTATATCGTAGCGGTCACCGACGTGCTGCAAAGCCAGCTTGGCAATTTGTACCTTACTAGCCATCGGATACTACTCCTCAGACTTAACGGAAGCGCGGCGGCGAACAGGCTTTTCAACTTTCTCCTCAATAATCTCGATGCCACGAGTGGGCAGCACTACACTATCACTGACGTCGTACTCGACGCCGGTACGGTAACGACGGTTATTGTCGAAGAAGTCAGTGTGAAAAATAACTTTAGGCATGGGTCAATCCTCTTAATAGAGAGTGGTGGGGGCGACTAAGCCCCCACCAAACACTTAGTTAGTTGAGTCAGGCAAAGCAGTCCAACCGACCGGATCGTAGGTCAAGAAGGCATTGATCTTACCTGCCGTCAACGCCGCAGTTGCGGTTGTAGTAGCAACACCGAGGAACCGTTCGTAAGTTCCAATAGGTAGGGCAACCACAGCAACTGTGTAACCGGCGATTAACGTAGCCTTTGCAACAGGACCGGACGCAAAGTGCTGCGTGGCCGTTCCGTCAACTGCAATAGCAGCCGCTGCGTCAGACAACAGTTTAAAATCGACAGTGGCAGATCCGCCCGACGTTACCGCAGTGTCCACTTGGATCACGAGGTAGATCGGCTGGCCGTTACCAATGTCAGAAGTTGTAGAGCCAAGGTCAATGACATCACCAATAAGGTCGGTGTCAGTTCCCGAGGTATCGAGTGCGGTGGCATCCGCAAATTCAAGCCGTTCGTCCATAATCATGGGATAATCCTTTCTATATGGATGAGTTAGGAAACAGTCGCTTCGTTGCCACGAAGGGCATCGCAACGACGGATCGGGATACCACCCCATGAGGTCTGCATCGTACCACCTACGATATCAGTAGTCAGGGTCGAGCTAGAAACAGCACTCGACGTCTGGCGACGCAGCATGGACAGGATTGACTTATCCATGTACCACGCACAACGACCCATCGACACGTTTGGAATTTCCGTCCACGCCTGATGCATTAGGTCATTAAGGTTAGCGCCGGATGCTGCTGTAGCCAGAAGGGCTGAACGATCAATGTTTGCGATACGAACTGCGTAGCGCCAATCACGAACAGACAGACCAACATCCCAACGGTAATGCGTGCGGAATGCCTGCATACGACCGTTGGAACCATCAGCGTTCTCAAGGGTAACTTCACCCAGATCGCGCTGCTGAACGCCAGCTTTCGAGCCTTTAGGGATAATACCGTGGCAGGTATTTGGTCCCCAGCAGATCAGCCAGATGGACGCATTGTCCGAACCCGACCCACCGCCTGCAATGATGTTGTCACCGTTTTCAGCGGAGAGAGAGTTATACCGAGCTGACAGACCCGTGAACTCTTCAGGTGCAGTGCTTTCATCGCCATAGAACAACGTAGACGCGAACTCTTGGTTCATGCCTTCGATGTGCGGACGATCTTCCTGAAGACGGAATGCAGCAGGGTTACCTGCCATTTCAACAAGGGCTTTATCAACTTCGGAGTAGTCCTCCATCATCCCTGTGTTGTCCGTGACCTGTACTGCGCGACTCTTCGTTGGCTGTACGCCGCCGTAGAGTTTACGCCAAGTCGGTGTAGGCAGACCAGAACGGATCGAAGTCCGGTGGCCTGTGGTTAAGTTGCCCTCAAGGAACGTCATGTCCATGAGAATTTCATTAGTGGCGTTGAGAATTTCTACAACGTCAGCAATGGACCCGTCAGGATCGGTGACCTTTGCAAGGTCAGCGAGCGTCGGGTTAGTTACGCTAAGAGTAGCCATAAAGTTTTCTCCTTAGTTGGCTGCGAACATCGTTGGATACATCTTCTCCAAACTATCTCGGCCTTCGATTTTATTGTCTCCGGTGACGAGATCGCTTTCAGAGATGGCGCGCCCAACACGATAAAAGAGGCGAATTACCTCTGGATGGTTCCCCAAGCCGAGCCCGTCAGGGTTATCAGCAGAGGGGGCGTCAATCAGCTTAGCCAGTTGCGGACTACCAAACGTGTCGATGGCCCGCTTTGCCAGCCCAAGGTTCTCGTCGAGGTTCTCCCCGCCAAGCTCCTTGTCAGCCTTAGTGTCTTCAGCCCAGTGATTAATGCGTTCACTAAACTGTGTAGACATCTCTTCCAGTGCTGCCGCACTGCGTTGGATGTCGTATTCCACAAGTTGCTGGAACTGTTTCTGATTAAGACCTAATTCCTTGGCGGTCTCGCCAAAGACTTCGATTTTATCCGAATCAACTTCAACACCTTCTGGTGGCTCGAACTCGTACTTTTCAGGTACTACGTTGTCGCCTTCTCCTTCTCCCTCGTCACCCGACAGCAGGGTCTTGGATTCTTCTTCGCCAGCGACTTCTTCAGTCTGCTCGGCGGATACCTCTTCGGTTACAGGAGCTTCTTCAGCCACTGCTTCCTCAACTACTTCTTCAACTACTTCTTCGTCTGCCATGTTCTCCTCCATTGGCTATTCATCGAAATGGTTCTCTTCAAGCATCTTCATATAGGCCGCAGAATTTTGACCGCGAAGATGCTCGTGAAGCGTCGTGCCTACAGATCGTGCGCCTTCGTTAAACGCCGTAGCGTTGGGGCTGTCTGGCACAAAGCTCGGTGAGTTAATGTGGCTATGAGCAAACATCAGATTGTACAGCCACCGCCTGCCCCGAGGCTCAGACACAATGAAATCAATGTCCTTCTGCAGGTCATCTTCTTCCCGCTGAGCCTTGGCTACTTGTTCAGGGTCGGAGGCGTTGTAGGTCATACGGCAGTTTCCGGTGTACCACCACCGAGGCCGCTAATCAGCTCCGTCAACGCGTTGGGGTTCTGCGTATCAGTCTCGCTCAATACTTTGGCGCTTTGTGCAGCTTGTCCGCCCATCTCCATAACCTGCGCGGCCTGCTGCTCCTCAGCCCTAGCTTGGCGCTTGGCTTCAAGATCGTCGCTGGAAATGATAACGTTAGGGCTGGTGCCGAGGATGTCTGAGTATTGACGTAGGGCTTCGTCGGCATCTATGCCGTCTACGATATCTGGGAACACCGCGACCATATTACCGGCAAAACCAAGGACGCGCTCGAGGCTGGAGGCGGCAACAGCCTGCTGGGCCTGTGCAAGTAGAGACACATACTCTACCTCCAAGTCTTCACCTTCGAGTGCTTCCGGTATTGGGGGGAGGAGACCACCCTCGAGAGCATACTCGAAGACGTCGTCCAATAGTGGGTCCAACAGTTCTACATTGATCCGTTGTAGCACAGGCCCAAGCAGCACTAATTTCTCTTCGTGTCGTTCCACTACTTCAGTAGCGGTCATCTGTCTGCGGTCTGAGTTAATCATCATGGCAAACAAGTCGGCGTAGAAACCACGCTGCACACGGTTCTGCACTTCCTGAATGTCGAGCATCAAGTCATTGATGCGAGGCTGCACTTGATACGCTGGGGCAAAGCCTTGCGCTCCCTGCAAAGGGTCAACGTATGTCGTCTGCCCCGGCAGCACTGTCGAAGGTTTACCTTTCAGGCTTGTCGGTGCAACCATCGGAGGGTTGACCATCTTGTCGATAGCCTGAGCCTTACGCTTCTGCTGGTGCTGCAACTGCTTGATGTCACCGAGGTTGTCCATTCCGGGAGATCTGCCGTAGACCTCGCCACTAAGAACGTCCCATCGCGGCACATACGCAGGAAATTTATTGTATCCGCTCTCCATCAAGAACTCGTCGCTCTCGGAAGACAGCTCGAAGTAGCAGCTCTTGAACGGCATATTCTTGCCGTCCTTTTTGCCGTACTCGCGATCTGCCATCAGGCGGGGCTCGATAAAGTGTACGACCTCGACGCGGGCATCGTAATTGCCGTCGTCCCACAATTTCTTGGTTGCCTTGCTGACACCCTTCCAGTCCATCGCGCCGTCTTCGCTATGGACAAACTTCTGAATGATCTGGCCGACAGTCATTGTAAAGTGACGGCCCAAGGTATCCACCTCGCCAAGGTCGTTCTCGGCAATCACATACTCGCCAGCAGTGAACGGGCGGAAACGGATCACGTTATCAAACGACGGCTGGCGGTACAGGGGTGCAGTGCCGAACGACCCAAGCTCTGTGTAGACAGTGTGAATTGAATTGTAGAAGTTAGATTTGTGTAGAATGGATCTTTCGATGTGCTCGACCTGAGCCAGCCACGCCCGCACTTCACCGTCATCCATCAGATCATCGCGCACTTTGCGTCGATGCCACGGGCGTGCCGGTGACGTCATGCCGGACATCAGACCAGCAGCCATAGTCCGCATTGCCTGCGTGCCAGTGCTGTCAATAATCTTAGTGGTGCGCTTGCGGCCTTTGCTGTTCTGGCTCTCGATCAGATACCGACCACGACGAGGTGTGATGTAGTCTGTAATCTCCTGCCAATGCGAACGCCACGAAGAGCGGTCGTCTTCAAGCTGCAGGTAACGACGATAGAGCGCGGACTTCTTACCGCGCAAAGGCACGGTCGTGTACGTGTTGTCTACGCTAGGTAAAGGCATACTGTTAGCCCTTCATCGTCGGATACATACGATCTGTAACCGCGTTTGCGTCTTCTTCTTCTTCGCCGTCTTCCATAAACGCGATCTCTGTAACTTCGAGCGTAGCGGTCATGCCGTCGTCAGTCTCGGACAGTGATGCGACCTTAACCGTGCAATGTATCTCGCGCTCAGTTCCTATAGGGCCTACGTCGCCCAGCTCAGACAACTGGTCGCTATCAAGGTACAGCTTAGGCATAGGTTTTTTATCCTCGCCCATGAATGTCTTCATTACGTCGCCCATACCCATAGGATTAATTCCCTAACAGAGTTTTGTCTGCAGTATCAGCAGCGGCCATCGGACTTTTGTTAGTGCGGATAGTGCTACGAAGACCACGCGCTTGTTTCAAGCGGCGCTGCTCTGCTTCCCTAGATTGCACGACAGCCGGATCAGCCTTGGTAGGCGGCGGAGGCAAAGGCGGCGGAGGAGGAGGTGGCGAAGAAGACTTTCCCATACCAAAGCCGGGGACTGTGAATAGTTGTTTCAATTTCATGGTAAGACCTTTCTTGCGGGTCAGTGAGTTGTAAAGTTGATACGGCGTCAATGCCCACGATTTAATAGCGCACACTACTTTAACGTGCCCGACACAATTGTTGAGAATTGAGAACGACATACATGGAACGTCACCGCGCTCAATGGATACGACCTCAAAGCCGTACGACAAATAGTGTGCCTTTAAATCAAAGTCGGCTGCAGCCTCAGCTCGAATAATCGGCAGCCCCTTATGCCAGTTGTAACTGAGCCACATGTTCTGCTCGGTATCCTGCAGCGCACACCAGACATGACGGCGGCTGCGGCTAAGCATCCACGCAAGTGGGTGTGCATTCTCTGCGCCAAAGACAACCAGACACTTCATGGCTTGACACACTACATTATGTGTCGGTTGCTTGTCTAGCTACTAAATGGGTCATACTCTGTAGCGGTTGCTTGCTGCGTGCCGGTGAAACCCAACCTCGAGGGGTAGACCGGCAGGACGTAGGTCAATGCCAGCGCGTCAGCCATATCAGGCGATGCAACGCCCCGGCTCTTCGCGGCCTCCTTGCTCTCCAGCTTGATCTCATTCTTCAGGGTGTAGCCGTACTCGAGGCCGGTCAGGTCAGTGATCAGGTCTGCGCTGTCTGGCAGCCTGATGCCGTCAATGATCGCCTCTTTCAGATTGCCCCACATCTGTGCCCGTAGATTTGAATAGCCACGCTGCGTCGCCTTACTGCCGAAGTTGATCTCGACGACATCAAGGCCGAGCTGCCTGCACCGATCCACGACACCGCCGCCTACACCGCCGCCATCGATGAACACAGTGTCGGGGTTCTTTGCCCTCGCAATCTCCACGACCTTGGCTGACAGCTCCATCGTATCCATGCCTCGGAACGTGTGCCATCCTTGGCTCTCTGCATCTCTGCCCTGTCGCAGGCAGATCACCGACTGATCGTCGCCGAACCGTGCAACATCGACACCCATGACCAACGGATCGTGAGGCTGCACCGCAACTGTCAGGTTGATGCAGTCGCGTGCTGCCTCGCTCGGGATGAACTGCAGCTCGCCTGCTGAGGGAAATTCGCCAAGCACCCGGACCTTAACGAAGTCGCTCTCGATGCCGTAGTCGTCGATCCACGTCTCGAACAGCCGCTTGTTCGTGATCTTCACATCCCTGCTGTCGATGTGACGTCGGTTGTATCGATGCCGGAACCGGCCCGCCATGTTCTCGTAGAACCGGCCTGTATTCCGCGTCGGGTTCCCGAAGTCGAATGTCATCGCCTCGCCATCGGTCAGCCCACCCTCTCGGACCTCGAAGATCTTGTCGGGCACCGCTGATGCCTCGTCAAATATGTAAAACGGTGTCGCTGCCGCAGCGTGCAGTCCAGCAAATGCCTCGCTGTTCTCCTCCCTGCAGGTCTGAGCATCGACACGCCACGTCTCCCGGTGATCATTGTGATACATGTTCATCGAGCCACCGCCGCCAGCATTCAGGGTCCACCAGTGTTTCGTGATCCCCATATGATGCCACTTAGCCAGCTCGGCCCACGTCTTGGTGCGAAGCTGCTCCGACGTGTTGGCAGTCACAATGCCTTTCGAGAATGGCCGGGTGTCCATAATCCATCGGATTAGCCAAGCGGTGAGCGCGGACTTGCCGATGCCATGTCCGCTCGCAGTGCTGAATTGAATTGGATCGACTGCGTTGTGTCCGTCAAAGCCCCGGCTCCTGACCTCTGCGCCGACCTCGTTAAGAAACTCTCTAGCCCAGTCGTCGGGGCCTGCAAAGCCTTCGAGCTGCCCGCTGTTCCAAGGATAGCTGAACAGAACATGGCCGAGAGGATCGGCATAGAATTGCGCGACCTCCTCCGCCAGCTCAACGTCTAAGGCAGGCTGGTTCACAGGGGGTCGTAGTCCGACAAAGTGTGAGCCACAGGCATGTCGGGTGCTCTGCACTGACCGTCGATATGGTGCGGGTCAGCAGACGTCGCTAGCTCCTTTGCACCGCAGGTCTGGCAGATTCTCATCGAGCCGCTGCCCGGCATCGGCGGCCCCCACTGGTGCGCCTTCGGCGTTGAGTGGGGGTGCGCCGCTCGCGCCATTACGTCGCTCATTTTTTAGGGGGTTTGGGTTTTTTAGGCATCGGCTTCTTCTTCGTTCCATAGGCCATATCTTAGTCCTTTCCATTTACTACGCGGAGCTTGGCAACGCGGTCGCGCCCCTCTTGCAGCCGCTCAGTCATTGCAGTCACATCGATGTTTCGGTTCTCGTTCACGTTCTCGTTAGGCAGCACTTTGGCAAGCAGTGTGGTAAACGTGCGCGGCTCGTCCTTCGCCAGCATCGTCAGATAATCAGCGCCGCCTGCCCGATCAAAAGCCTCGAGGATCGCCGCCTTCATATCGTGCGTCGTGCGGTTCGGCGTGCCCTTCTTGCGTCCGCCGAACTTTTTGCCAGTTGTGTTCGCCATAACTAAATTATCCTATTTTAGTTTATGAGACTAGCCCCGCCAGCCGCAGCAGGTCAAGCACCGTATCCTCCTCCATGACGTACAGACGCCGTGCTCTGTCCTCCCTGACCACGATCATGTCGCTGCCGCCGCCCTGATCCAGAGCCTGATACAGGAATTTGAATCCGCTCTTTTTGCGTTTGGCCTCAATTATATATCTCCCAGCTAATTTTACGTCGCCCTCAAATTCGTCGCCGAGCCTACCATATGCTCCGCTCGCAAAAACGCGCCGAGCTTCGACGCCGTTCTCTTTCCAGAAATCTGCTGTCTCTTTTTCCAGCTTGTAGCCGCGCTGTTTATTTCTGTTTGCCATGTCGCCCTCCTGCTACCCGTACAGGGCGGCCAGCACCATGCTGGGCCGCCCCCGTAGGGGGTGATTGTTGTTGGATACGAATAACGCTTTATTATCAACGGCTTAACCCCTATCCAACACTATCCAACACGCTATCCAACATGTTGGAACTAAGTTATTGATATACATATACAAAACCTTGTTGGATAGATTCTATCCAACACGATTTCCGTCAGCTCTTGTTGGATAGCCCTAAAATAGGCAAAAACCGCAGAAACGCTCGGAACGGCGCGTCGGTCTCTGACGCTAATCAAGGCTAACATTCAATGCCCACGCCTTTCCCTTTTTTGCGATCTGGACAACGCCTAAGTCGCTCGAAATCGGGCCGTCAAACAGCTCCTTGATCCTATCATATCGTGCCGCTGTGATGTCGCCATCTGTCAGCGGCCAGCCCAATATCCCCTTACCGTGAATGTCCTTAATCGAATGCTTTCCCTCTCCCATCTCGCTACATATATGATACGCCAGCTCACCTGCCAGATACGCATCGTCGCCTGAATGCTGCAGCACATTCTCAGCTTCGCTCGCACTGCTCACCTTACATACACCGATCTCAAAACCCTCCGGCAGTTCCTCGCCGACCAGCTCATAGACGACCGGCACCAGCGGTCGGCCCTCTCGTATCTTGCCGGTATCGAGGACAATGAACCGACCCAGCTCATCATCAAGGAACCGGCTCTTCCACCTCTTGCGAGCCTCGCCACCCGCTGGCATCCAATTCGCCAGCGTAAATCCGCAATCAAGTGCGCTGTAGATGGCACCCGAGCCTCGCCAAGCGCCACTGTCTGCCCTGTACCAGTCGCCGTCCTTGTTACGATCCTTCGGCGTGTGGTGGGCATGTATGACGGCAGCGCCGGTCAGCGAGCTAATTAACAGAAATGCCTTTGTCAGCATCGCAGCCGACGTCGCTGAGTTCTCGTCCATCGCATCAGACAGTGTGACGTATGGATCTAGGATGACGACCTGCGCCCCGTGCTTTCTGCACCAGCCGACAATCTTGGCTACGCTGTCCCGGTCGATCTCAGGTGTACCGATCTCATTGAGCGCAATCAGCCGCAACATCCCCTCCGTCTTGCCCCTGACGACGATGTCAGCGCCGCTGGCAATACACATATGCTGCGACGCGGCCTTGAGGCGTCGTTTTATATCCTCGACCCGCTCCTCATTGGCGCACCATAGAACGGACGCCGCCGTCGATGCAGGCAGCCCCATCGCCTCAGTATTACCCGCAGCCAGACAGATCGACAGGTGGGCAAGCCACCTCGTCTTGCCGACGTTAGATGTACCGCCAAGGCTGACGGTCCCGGCCATTGGGATCATCTGATCGACCAGCCATTCGATAGGAGGCAGCGTCTCCACCGCGAGTGACGCTGCCGAAATGACCTCGATCTCATTGTCATCTTCATCCCCAACAAGCTCCTCGATATCAGAGGCTGTCGTCTCCTGTTGGGGACCGATAGGGCGTATAGTGATATCCATAAACGGCTCCCCCGCA